CAACAAACAACTTGGACATCTCAGTCGCAACGTTCTGCGGGATACCGTCAGCCATGAGCGCTTCCTTCACAAAGTTCTTGCGCGCAACCGCCGTCTCAAATTCCTTGACGAGCGAGTCGCCAATAATGCCGACAGCCTGATCAATATCATTGAAGATCTTGCGAGAAGCCTGCACTCCAGGTGGCACAGAGCGTGCCAACTCAATAGCCTTGTCTAGGGCTGCAATTGTCTCCTCAGAGTAGCCAACTGCCTGCGCCCCCGAACGCACGTCTACGAGGCGATCTGCCAGTTGAGTGGCTGCTTTACTAGGGGACGAAGACTTGACCGCGCTACGGGCTTCTTTTACCGCTGTACGGAGGTTTTTGATGGGGTCATCGTCAAACTGACGACCAAATCCAAGCCCTATTGGGCGGTTCTTATCAAGGTAGCCCAAGACGGCTGATCGGCTGCTGCGAAGTTCTGAGATCTGATTGAGGTATAGCAGCGAAGCGCCACGAGCATCCCCGCCAGCAGCCTCCATCCAGAGGTTCCACTGCGCTGGTGCATGCTCGCTCATAAGCGCTGGCAACTTCTCAGCAAGTGAGTTGAGGTTCTGCTCAGTAGTAAGTCGCCAGAAATCCGCAGCCTTCATTCGCCCAGTCTTTCCAGCGCCACTCTCAAAGAAGCGAGCAGAGAACAGACCGCGCTGCTTGTTGATTGCAGCAACAACTTCCTCGCCCATGTCGCCAGAGTTCAACAACTTCTCCGTTGTCTTGTAGTTAAAGTACTGGTTTATCGTTGCCATCTCTTGGGCAAACTTCAACTCTGGTCGGTTGGCAATAGCATTCTCTGAGATAAGTTTGACGGAATCAAGGCGTAGCGTCTTGCCAGTGTTCGGATCTACGACATCATAGAAGCGCTTGAACCCAAACCGCTGTGCGTTGATGCCCTTACCAAGTTGCCACTCTGGATAGATACCACGAAGAGCGTTGAAGAACTTAGACTCAACGATTTCCATTCCCCAGAATAGCGGGTTGCCAGAGAACTTCAACTTTGGATACCAGAAGTCGGTCCAATTTGTGATTGCTTCGCCCATCTTTCCACGGAACCCACCCTTGCTCAGCATCCAATTCTTAAGGAATCCAGATGCATACTGAGCCGTACCGACATGCTCAAGGTCTCCCATCGCAGAGTAGAACATCATGCTCTGAAGATCACCCTGATGCACCATGCGGTCAAACTCTTGCAGGTAATCCTCGCCGCGCAACTTGACCTTGTTGCGCACAACGTCTAGGATGCCATTGACGGCTGCATCGCCTTCGCCACTAAGCGAGAGCGCTACTGTTCGGAGAGAACCTTTGGATGCAAACGCATAGTCCATCATAGTGGCATGCAGATCGCGCAGAACGTTGCGTGTAATAGAACTTCCGATCTTCTCATGCGAGGCATACTCGTACATTCGGTCAAGAGTGTTCTGCATGATCTTGATCGTTGATCGGTTCTTGGTAGCGAAGTCAATGACTTGCCCGACGCGGTTGCGTGTTCCAAACATCACGTCCATACCATCGCCAGTGATCGGCACCCAGAGGCTTACGCGCGGCTTTACCGCAGTGCGCGTGCCACGGTCAATTGCCCTCCACCCTGGCTTAGATACAACGCCTTCTGGCTCAAGGATCAACTTGTATCCAAGGCGCTTTGCCTCAGACACGATGGTCTTGTATGCGCCAACTCCATCCAGCGCCTTAGTCCACTCAACTGGGACCTGCTTTGGAAGATCGGAGAGTTCATTGAGCGTCTTGGTAAATGCCTCAACAGTTCCAGCGTCAACAGTCGTAATTCCATGAAGCGCCTGGAACTCGCCACCCATGTTGTCAAATTTGGCGATAGCGTCGGAGACAATCGCGATCTTCTGTTCTGGGCTATCCGTTGCCTCAAGTGCCTTGAGGATCGTGCGGCGATCAAGGTCAGTCATCGTTCGCGCACCAATGATAGAGAGTCTGCCAAGTTGATTGGAGATGATTGGTCGGATCTTTGGATCAAGCGTCTCAAGGAACTTCGTATCCTGAACGAGCGAGCGCAGCGAGTTTAGGCTGCTGCCAAGCGCATCGGATGCAGTCCCAAGGTGAACCATGCCAGCAGAGTTGAGTAGATCAATGAGCGCCTTGCGCTGATCCTTTGGAGTATTCACCGTCTGCTCAAGCGTGACGCGAATAAGATCTTTGATTTGCGACTCATCAACAACACCAGCAAGACGACGTGCAAGTTCTGCCTCAACAGCAGGCATGCCCTGATCAACGATCAGCATATTGTCTGCGGTCTCTCGCGCAAAGATGTTATCAAGATGTCGCTCCGTAGACTTCCTTTGGCGAACAAGGGTTTCGTCAAGCAGGTTAAGCAGGCGCTTCTGATCGCCACCAGCCATGCGAGCAAGTTCGCTTGCCGCAAGTTCTCCAGTGCGCTGAGTAATCTGGCGACCAGCCCAGTCAACGCCAGCAGGCGTATCGCGCTTGACCTTCCAGAGCGCATCAAATTCTTGCATGATCTCATCATTAGTGAGCGCCGCAGTGGTTTCATCCAATCGCGATGCTGCAAGGAACTCAGCCCGTGCGACTGGATCTTCAAGCGACGCAGCCTTGTTGACAGCCTCAACGCGAGCAGCGACAGCCTGCGTGTTGCGCGAGATTGTCTGCTCTGCAATGTGATTGGCAGCAGCACCGCGCATGGTGTGAAGAGCGCCGTTGGATAGCGCGCGATCAAATGCTTGACCATGCCCAGCAGCATCGGCAAACTCTGCAATGTTCTTGACGTGATAAAGACCAAGGACCTGAATGATCTTGCTTGCCCCTACGCCAAACAGAGCCTGAGCAAATCCTTTCTTTGCCCCAGAAAGTTTTCGGCTCATTGCTCCATAGGTTTCTCCAAGGACACGGTTCATTCGGCTGCCCATGAACTTTGATTCCTCTGGAGTAAGGGTGCGTGCCTCTTGAACGCGACCAGTAATATCGCGAAGAGTGCTTGGACCCATGGCATCAAGGAGACCAGATGACCTGCGTGCAGTCTGATACGTCTTTCCAACTGCTGGCAGGATAAGGTTCATAGGATCAAGGAATACGGAAACAAGGAAGTCGTGGGCTACACCGCCAGTTGTGGCTACGCCATCTTTGTACATCTCCTCCGCAACCTGATCAATAGACATGTTATCAACACTAATCATATTGATGTACTTATCTGATACTCGTGCATCGCCAAATGCCATTGCGTGCTTGAGACGTGCCTTGGCAACTTCCATCTGTACAAATCGGTTTGGAACATCAATGGTGTTATAGAGTACGTCGCCAGCAGTACCGACTACACTTCGTGCAGCCTTTGCTGGATCAAATCCAAAGTCCTGCTGCGGCTCTTGTCCAAGTAGGTTTACTCCAATGCGACGATTCTCGTATGCAGAGCCAGACGTTCCAGTACCTGTTGACGAGTCGCTTGGCGTATACGGATCGGGATTTACTCCAATAGCCATTACAGTGCGATCTTAAATGGAGAGTTCCTAAAGAATCCACCAAGTGTCGCGCTTGATGCTGATGCCCTTTCGCCAGCGCGGAATGTAGCGAGAGACGAAGCCTGCGCTGGGCTAATAGCCGCTACTGGCGATACAGTACTTGCTGCTGGGACGAGCGGCGTGACTGCTGGGATATTAGCCTTGACCAGCGGAGTGACCGCATTTTCTGCAAGAGGCTTCTGCGAAGAGATCGGAGATACCGCTGGAGCAGTCTTGACCAGAGGGGTAATATTCTTGTCAACTGGGCGAGAGACAGGAAGCGGAGCGCCACCAGTAGAGTACTCAGCCATAAGCGCCTTATTGACTGGAGTCGCAGCACCTGCTGGCATGAATGGACGACCAGTCCCACGACTATTCCCAGGACCACCAAGAATCGTTGTCGGTCCATCCGTCGTAGCGCCAGCAGTTCCGTAGAATTCCTTCTGCTTCTCAGAGATGATTGCATTAACGATGTCTGGAGTAAAGAGACGCGAAGCATCAACCCAGTTGCCATTGGCATCCTTAACGCGAAGCGATGCGTCACTGCGCTCGCCAGCACGGAAATCAAATGGATTCGCAATCTGGAATTCCTTGAGACTGCCAGCGTCAACAATTTCCTTCACGAACTTAGCCACTGCATCTGCGGACTCAGCGCCGTCAAGTGCGCTAATGCCAGTCTCCTTCGGAAGATTGAACGTACCAGTTCGCAACCCAGTGAGCGTAGTTGCAGATCCAACAGTCTTAACGGCAAGTGTTTCGTTAAGTGTAACGAAAATATCCTTGCCGAGCGCAGTGATCTTTGTTCCAAGATTATCAAGAGTAATGCCATTCTTTGCAAGCATTTCAGTTAGAGATGCAGAGTTAAACATCTGAACGCTTCCAGACTTTGCATCAATAACCTTGCCGCCAACAATCGTATCTCCGCGTCCAGCATTTACCACGGCAAGGAAACCAACGTCTTTGTTGAATTTGTCGCGAATCGTAATAATTTGATAGACATTATTCTGACCAGTAATCTGATCCTTTATGCGGATACCAGTAGCAGTCCATGCGGGGACTGTGACAGCACCGTATTGAGTTGGGATAGACATGCCAGCCTCGCCAGCCAAGCCGCGAGATACAACGTTTCCATATACATCAATATAGGTTTCAAGGCTAGACTTATTGATGCCGACTGCTGTGCTATATGTCTCTGCCACCCAGTCGCGCTCACTCTTCTGATTGAATACAGTCTGGTTGCCGCTTTGATCGGAATAGAATGTATCCTTTTCAGAACCGCGATACTGACCAGTAGCGTAGTAGACACCCTCGTTCATCATGTCATCAAACAGAACATTGCCACGGTACTTACCAGCAAGATCTTGCAACGCATTACCGAAATCTTGATATGCCTGCTTGATTGAATATGGATCTGCGCCAGACATAAGGATCTTCTTGGAGAGCGTATTCTTCAGCGCATCGTACTTGTCCTCAATGCTGAACTCATCGCGCTGTACGATAAGTGCAAGATTGTCATGCAACTTGGACAAAGCGTTCTGCGTATCAGATCCAACTGCGTCATTGCCAGCAGAGAAGTGGCTAAGATCAGAATAGATCTTTTCGCTTTTGCTGAACTCGGTAAAGAGTTGATCGCGAGAAAGCGTATAGGTCTTTCCATTCAACTCAAACTGCGTGCTTCCGCCATTCTGCGCAATAAGCGCATCAACATAGTCATAGAGGGTATTGACATCGCCATTTGCAGCAATACCCCATACATTTCCATTGGCTACATATGATTGCTTTGTAGTTCCAAGGAACTTTGTGCCAAGGGCATCAAGCGCCGTCCAGTATTCAGTAGCCTTATTCTCTCCAGAGTTAAGGTAGGTCTGCGCGTACTTGATTGCAGCATTCTTCTCCAACGTATCAAGTCGGTCCTTATAGTCGCTGACAGTCTGCAGCGCATTGAGCGCTTCAGTAGTCTGGCTTAGATCGTATGGGGAATTCTTAAGCAGGTCATATGCGTCCTGATATGCCTTGATAAGATCCTTCGTACCCTGAATCTTTACCGAATCCTTTGTTGTATCAAGTGCAGCATACGCAAACTCAGCCTTCTTGATAATTACCGCTGAACGAGCCACATCAAGTGACTTGCCAAGTTCCTGCTGCATTGATGGGAACTGCGCCTGCAGATTGCTGATGAGGCTAGTGAGCGAATCAGCATTGCCACCAAGATCAAAGTTCGTCGTGCTTCCATTCCACGTAATGGAGCCACCATCATTGAACTGGTTGATGGCATTCTGAACCGCGTTGCGCACCTGCGTTGCCATCGCAGCCTGAATCTGCTGCTTCTCCGACTCTGTAATGGTTGGATCTGAGAGTACCGACTGCATCGTCTTGATAACTGACGAGTAGTCGCGTGTACCTGCATCCTGAAGCGCAAGTGCATTGAGCGCCTTATTTACAATGCGCGTTCGGTTCTCTTGTCGGACAAGATCAATATACTCTTGGATATCCTTTGCAGCCTGACTATCTGGAGCAACGTTGGCAAGCAGCGCCTGCAACTTTGCGATAGCGGAAGTAGCATCAATAAGCGCACCTTCATAGGTCGTTTCGTCCTTGAACGCCTGATAGATCCGCGAGATCTTATCGGAAAGAATTTGACGCGCAAGCGAACCAATGCTGCTGCCAAGCGTGTTGCCACTAATTACGCGTCCAAACGATCCAAAGATCTCAGCCATTCAAGCCTCCCTGCGGCGCTTGCTGCGCCATCTGGTCCATCAATGCCAACTGCTCAGGTGTCTGCGCGGTAGGAGCAGCATTAGACGGCTGCGCCTCCTGCGCCCCAGGAGCGTTCAAACCCTGATCATTCTGTCCAGGAGTAAGTTGCTGCGGCGGATTGAGGGTACGCATTGCATTCGCAGCCTGCTGCGTTTGATCCTGCACGCCCATAGGCACGTTGATACCCATCTGCTTGAACACGCCGATGACATTTGCCATCGTCGCAACAGCCGCAGGATTGAGTGTTGCATCAGTCTGCTCATCGCGAATGATGTCCTTCTCGCCATACGGATCTTCCACGCCGACGCGATCCATTGCGCGCTCAGCAGACCAGATGCGATTCTGCACAAGGTTGATTGCAGTGCTTGCAAGTTCCAGCGTGTCGCGCGGGGTAAGTTCAGGCGGAGTAATCTCAATACGGTACTGCCCGTCAAAGATAATGCCAACCTCTGGATTGCTGTTCTCCCAAACCTTAGCGCTGATGCGCCAGACATTCTTCAGCCACTGATAGAACAGTTTGCGCTTTGGTGCAATACGCTGTTCATAGTTAGCAATGAGCGAGGCAATAGCACGGCTTGAGCCAAGCACGCCAGACGGAGCAATGCCAAGGAGCAGGTCGTTGAGACCAGAGATGACGGTAAGTTCGCGGTCAATGCGTCGGTTATAGTCTTCCAACTGCATCTGCGGAAGGAACGGCTGGATCGGCTCAATGCGGTTGCCAGCGCCAGGAGTTGCAATGCGCCCTGGCTTCGGGATTGCATTTGCTGGCACTTCTTCTGGGGCATCCTGACCGACCAACTGGAACATTTGCCCGCCGATAACCTGATGGATAAACTGCGCCTGATTTGTAATACGCTCGTCCTTCTCGCGGAGCAATTGCTCAACGTCGTAGAGTTCTGGCTTCCCGTAAGGAGAACCAGGGATGCGACTATTGGTAATCACAACGTACGGGATCTCTCCCTCGTATTCTGGGTGATCGCTTTCGCTGATAAGTTGATTGCCAACAAAGATGATGTTCTTGACGAGTGCTGGCTTCCCCTTGCCCTGCGGCTCCTTGTACCAGTAGTCGTATACCTCAACCTGCATCTTCTCGTAGTCCGTCTGTCGGCGCATAAAGTTGCGGTCAAACGAGTCGCGGTAAAGCGTTGCAAGTGGATCATCGTGAGTAGACTTAGTAACATATGGATAGAAAATCTCTCCATCCTTGGCTGGGATAACCTCAACGCCAAACTCATCCATTGCGGCGAGCGGCGAGATGCCGTAGCAATAGAGCGCCCAGTCAAGGCGCGAGTAGTCGCTTACGCCATATCCAAGATAGAGATTCTCTGGCGACGAGATGACCGATACCTTCGGGATTCCGCGCACTGGGTCAAAGTAGATCTTCGCAGCGGTATCGCCATAGAGGGACTTGTAAAGCGAAGCATCTTCCATGACAAGATCCATCTCCGCCTCTTCCCACCATCGGAAGAACAACTTCTCCCGCGACGCAGCCATTTCGCGATCAGCCTTCTCAGTTCCAGTCGGAACGTAGTTGATGACTGGGCGTACAGCCTGAAGAGACGCGGGAATCATGACGTACGATGCGTGCGTATTGACAGAGACGTGGGCGCGACCAGCGAGCCGTGCGCTGGGATCATCAGCCCAGTGGTCAGCGCCACCAATTGTCATGGTGTTTGGATGGAAGAGATTATCAAATCGGCGGAACATTGCGCGACGGCGATCAGCCTCAGACTGATTGGACGACTTGCGCGTCAGGATCTCAGTAAACTTCTTTGCCTTACTCTTTGCATCCTCAGTACCAAGTAGTTGTGCCTGCTTCTGCGCAGCAGCAGCAGATGCCTTGTATGCAGGTGGGAGTTTCTGTTCAAAGTACTTCTTAGTTGCACTGGCAATTACATCTGCACCAGCACTACCTCGTCGGACGGTATCAAAGACATTGGGGTCGGTAGTGACAAGTCCAGGAACTGGCTTGCCATTGACTAGTTGTGTTGGTACTCCCTTTGCCTTAGCCATCAGTTAACTCCAAAGTAATTAAATACGGGATCCTTAACAGCATCCCCAGCAGAACGAACAGCGTGGCGAACAGCCACAGCCAGAGCCATCACAGCGTCAGTCTCCAGTTTCCTGTCGTCAAGTTTATAGCCAAGTAGTTGTCTCCTCAGTTCCAGCCAAACACCAGATCTAGGGAACTTAATCATTCCTTTATCTAGTATAGCACGTAGGTCTGATAGAATCTCTATTTTCTTGGCTTTGGTACCAGAAAAGTCCACTTGCCTCAAGGGTTTGATAATACTCAATTCCTGAGCAAACATCTTACCACCAAATCCAGTACTATCTAATATAGTAGTACAGGTACATCCCTGATTATAAAGTAGGTGTGTTTCTCGCAGCATATTGACAACGTTCATGATAGTCTGCCTGCCACCCCTACGGCGAGCACGGACCCCCAACATGTTGTGTTTGTCGGTGATATCTAGCGTCACCGTCCATGTAGCATCCGCAGAGATGCCAGGATCGCAGCCCTGGACATAGCGGTGCTTGTTGATTGGAGGGGTCTCTTGGTTGAGGATTGGATCAAACGCCTTGTCCACGGATTCAGAGGAGAAGTACGCTTCGCGGGCTTCAATGAAAAATCCGTCAATATTCTGAGGGACAAGATGTTCTACTTGCTGTCTAATGATATTGTCAAAGTTCTCTTGGGAGAGTCCGAACCCAACGTTATCGCGGGTGGACATTCGGAAGGAGATGAACTGAGGATCTTTGTCTGGATTATCAGGATTCCCAAGTTCCCAGAGATCGGCGTAGTCGTTGATCCCTTCAGTGGGGGTAGAAATGAAATGGAGTTGCCCGCCAGTGGAGAGGCGGCGCAGGTTGAGGACCTCTTGGTAGATGGTCATAAGGTACGGGTCAAAGGCAGCCTCGTCAAACGAGATGCCATGCATGTCCTTCCCAAGGAGAGCCTTCGCCTTGTCTTGAGTAGTTCGGAAGTGGATGTTCCCGCCGCCGACCACCTTACTGAATTGTACCCAAAGGTACTCCCCGCGATACTTTTTGTCAAGCGCCGCAATAGGTCCAAGTTCGCTGAACAGTGGGCAACCTCGCTGCTTCTGAGCAGGATGGATGCCTTGCGTGATCATACTAATTTCCCGAAATACGAGTTCTGCCGTTTCCTGCTGAATCCCGACGTGATACCAATCGTACGGGGCAGTGATCCAGCGGACGGCATCTTCAGTGTCGTTGGGCTTAGGCGGGCGAATTCCTAGTTTGTAGAAAGCGGAATGGAAAATTACTAGCGCCATCGCAAGGGTCTTGCCAGCGCGGTTGCCAGCAGATACAACCGTCGTAAGGTACTTTGGCGACCAGCCATTCTCAGCCCTTTCAGAGCATGCAGCAGCCCAGCGCTTTTGCCCAACGTTCATCTGAACGCCTAGAAACCGCTCTGCAAAGAATGTTGGGTCTGTGCGACCTTTATGAAGATCTGCGAGTAGACTTTGATTTGGTTGCTTTATACTTGGCAAGTAGTGTCTGTCCCTTCCTGTACAGCCGTGCTCGTGCAGCGTCGCTTGTTGGAACTGGTTCTCCCCATGCAGCAGCGCTCAGCGCCCTGCGAGTTGGCTTACCATTTGGTCCAATCATAGCCCCAGGTGCCCCAGGTCCAAACATGCGCGAAAGGAATGATCCCTTGCGGCGCATCTTTTCTGGAGTGTCAGCAGCGCCAGTAACACCCTTTTTGATGTTATGACCAGCGGCACGGAGAGAAGCACGTCCTTTCTCGTTTAGACCGCCTCGTGGATCTTGACCAGCCTTACGCTGCCATGTTGGACTCTTAGCCACGTGGCTTCCTCGTAATTTTGCGAAGAGGGTCGGTAGTAGTTGAAACATAGTTCGGCTCAATCACAGCCTGAACTGGAGGCATTGGCTCGCGCACTGGCGGATTCCACTTGCCAACTGGCTGGGCAGGCTTCTTCTCTTGTGTCTGTGGATCTTTAAATGATCGTGGCTTGAATGTCATCGCTTACCCTTTCTGAATTTCGGGAGCGGGAGAGCCTCGCTGAGAGGGATCGCCAGCGAGTCTGCAGCCCGCTCCACTTCAATATCCCAAAGTCTTTCAAACATATGATACGAAGAATCGCCAAGCGTCTTCCTAAGAGCCTCTACCAGTCGCTCAACCGTTGCATAGTGCACGTGTGTAAGTTCATGGGCAAGCACTTCCCTCTGATGCTTAGATGATTCATTGAAGAAATCGTCGCTAATACGGATAGTGACCGTCCAGAGATGCTGGCTAATTTCAACATCAGCCCACGCATCATCTGGCGGCACATCGTTTCCAACCTTGAAAATCCACTGACGAAGGTTTGCCTCGTCCTTGACGCGATTAAGATAATCGCATACCTGATCCCTCTGAGACTTCATGTTACTTCCTCTTCTTCATCACTTCGCCAGCGAGCCACGTAGCGGCAATACCAGTTGCAAGACCGACAATGCCTCCGCGTCGCCCATACTTTCCAGCAATGCGCTTTTCTGCCATCTTACCAGCATTCTTTAGATTGTTAATATCGTTTCCAAGTGTCTTATATGCTCGCTTTTCACGAACAATACGGACATCTCCCTTGCTAATGCCAGCAACCTTTCGCGCATTTTCAATAGCCTTCTTATTTGATCCAGCATCCACAACAAGTTTCTTATATAGATCATACTTTGCTTGCGGGATCCTGCGCATAGCACCATACTCTGCGCGGTTAACATCCTTGATTGCCCTGCTGATCTCTTTGTTATAGGTTGTATCCCCATGCACTGATCCGCCCGCTTGCACAAAGCGCTCTTTTGCAAGTGCTGCCGCTCGTTTTGCAACACGCTTACGTGAAACAGCAGACGCAACTTTCTTGCCAACAGCCTTACCTACTGCATATCCAGCAGCGCCACCAGCAAGTAGATGCGCCGAATTAGCGCCACCTTGCCGAGTATTCTTAATTTGCTTTCGCGGCTTAAAACTACGCTTCTTCTTATCCATTGATCTGCTCCTGTTCAATCTCTTCTGCATTCCCCTCAATAACCATCACGCCGCCCAGAACCTGAGCGAGCATGATAGTCAAATCACGATCAGCGCCCTTCTCTTGGCGACGATCAATCATCTCCTGTGCCCGTAGCCCCTCTGCAAGAGTGGGGGTGAGAGCGCCGTCCTCTACCATAGCATACACCTGATTTGCGACCAGCGAGGCAAGGTCGCCCTTGGACTTGATGGTCTTTGCCTGCTTCTCCAGCACCTTCTTGGCGGCAATCCGTGCTGCCTCATGCGGCTCAACAAGGTGCTGCAACTTGTGCTTATTGATGCTCACACGGCTAATATACGCACCGTTCTCCTTGAGCCACTCAGATACCTTCCCGTCTGGAACGCCTTCCTTCAACTTGCGATTGATCCCATCAACAAATGGGCTTCGGCAAGCGTGGCAATTCGTCAGGACAGGTGCGAGTTCAGACATTAAGGCTTCTTAACAATGATGCAGCGGCTATGCGGAGCATCACCCTTACTAGAGGCAATCGCCTTGAGTTCTTTCTCAGAGACGACGACGGCAAACTTTTCCTTGCCAGTTCCCGTGAATGTCGGGTCTACAAACTGAAATCCGTGATCTGCGCACCACGCTGCAGCAGTCATGTGCCCATAGGTAGCGCCAGCATGACGACCAATGAAGCGCTTATGCCACGCGCTGATAGCCTGCGGCGGGTAATTCTTTGCAGCCTGCACGTTGATGACAACAGCAGCGCCAGCCTTCAGGCTCTTGATTACGTCGTCCCAGTCCTTTGCCCATCGTCCCGTCGCCCCCAGTTCCTTGCATACCTTGATGATCTCAGAAAGAGACGTGGCGTTGTCTGGAACACCTGGTTGGTCCTTCTTTCCCGTTGCTTTTTCCTTAGCGGCAATACCCTCGCCAGCGGTAATGTCTTTGTTGAGAACCCATGACGAAGCACATGCAGCAGAAGACGGACCACAATCATCTAATACGCCGCCTTTCTCTACGTATGGAAGTTGAGACTTAACGCTGAGGAGCATCTGGGAATACAATCTCAAATGGATTGCCCTGTTTGGTAATGTCGCGAAGTGCCTGACGATAATCCGCCCACATGTTCCGATCAACATTGTCAAGAGGACTATCTGGCAACTGTGTCCAGTCGCTGGTTAGAAGTAGCGCATTGCGCTCTCGCCGCACCTCTCGCATCTTATCTGCGATTCGTTCTACAATCTGCCCATCGGTGGCATCTTCCTCACGCCATTGCGTGATCCACTGCCCATTAATGTTTGCTACACCGTCAGGAAAATAGTTTTTTGTGTAGTAATATGGAGAGCGCGTAACGTTAACTGGATATACTCCATGCTCAGCAAGAATAGAATTTCCAATCTCTGGCGGAAACGTAACCCCATCGGCATCTGCCCTAAACATTTCAATTGTGTATGGGTACGTAGTCGTACCATCCTCATTAATTTTAATATACATCTTAGCCTCCAATCCTTATTGCTGCATATCCACCACAGGCAGAAGTATTTCCGTTTGCATTAAACGTTGGCTGATTATAATATGAGTTTGAAACGTTATTTATAAACCTATACTTGAGTGTCCCTTCGGCAAGACCGTTGTCCGATGTGTCTGAAGATTCTACGACAGAATCAATTCTTTTGCTCACAAAACCATTCTCGCTTGCAAGGGAAACGGTTGGCAATCCGTAGCCAGACTGATGCTTTCTAACAACTGCTGCAATTTCAAGTACTCCAGTTGAGTTTGTAGTAGAAGATGCATTCATAGAAACCTTTCCTGGCGTAGTTGATCCAGAATACTCCGCGTTCCACCCAGTTCTGCAAATTACTTGCGGAGATTGCATCTGATTGTTTTTTGCTTTTACATCAATAATAAGCAAATCTGATGCTGCAGTGCAGGAACTTGATCCTGAAAAGTCTTCTGGATTAACAACTTCGTAGTATCCCCCAACATCGCTCTGAGTAATAAGTTTTGTTGCAGCCATTACTCCGACGTATGTTAGTTGAGTAGTAGAGTCTCCGCCTTGTGTCCAGTCTCTTGATGCCGAAAAAACAGTTGACCACCCAGTTGGCGTAAGCATTGAATTAGTTGTTGGACTTCCAAGATCTACGCTTCCAACGAACCCAGAGGCAATAGAAAGCACCCAGACTGCAACTTTCCCTACATCGCCAGAAGTAAAATTAAAATACATTCTATCTCCGTCTCTAGAGGTGGAAAACGTATTTTGAAACACTGGTGTTGCATTATTGGTATATGATCCATACCAGGCATCTTTTCTATAAAGATACCCACTACGTCGTTGTGTTATCGCCGCGAGAGCGTCAATACTAGTAGCCATCAACAAATGCCGCCTTGTAGGAACTTCCATCTGTCGTAACAAGAGTTACAATTCCAGTTGAGTTAATTGATGGTGCCACTCCGCCAGACCATGAAACACCAGACCACGTTACTGGTGATCCAAGATTTGAATACTCAATCACAATTGTTTGCGCAACAGCATTGCTGTAACCACTTATTGCTTGGCTTGGCGCTCCAGTCAAAGAAATTGTTTTGCTATTGTTTACTGGGGCAAATGTAATCGTCATGCTTGCAGTTGTATCACTTGGAGTTGTCGTATATGCACCAGGCGCTTCGTATGTTCCAGGGGCTGTAACAACCTTTGATGACATCACAGAGAGACATCCACTAGTAGAGGAAATACCACTAACAAGGTTTGAGTAGCCACTTGGCGCAGTAACGGTTGCAGATGGTGTAAAGTCGTCCATTACCCCAAGGCTAATAGCAAGTTCGTTTCCATACACAGTAGTTACTGCTGGCGTTGTCATTTGCCCATTTGTCCCAACCTCTTTCATCGTTGCAGAATAAACACTTAGTGCGCCGTTCCGAA